TTCATAGTTATAACTTTGATTTACTTACGCTTTATTGTGTCAAGCGTGAGTATCATATTCAGAAATCGCAATTGATTAAGAATAACAATAATCAAGTTGCGTTTCATAAGCGTCGAATTGCTTACTTCGAAGCAAAAGTTGACGAATGCTTTCGCATTAACAACGAAATCGATGATCGTTACGATGCGCTCATGCGCTGAGCGCATGTCAGCCATGCGTAATTAGCACTAGCCACATAGCCGTCACCCTGGTATAATGGCCGCATCAGATGGAGAACACCATGACCAAGCGCCACTTCGAATCCCTCGCCCGCCACATCCGCGATATCATGGACCCCGCGCATCGGTTGTCCGCAGCCGTTGCGGTGGCCAATGCCGCTGTCGCAATGAGCCCGCGGTTCGATGCCGATCGGTTCTTTATCGCCTGCGCGGTTGTTGGTCCGCTTAAGGACCGCTAAGCAACCTTCCGACCATACAACCTTAGATGGAGAACGACATGACCCTTGAACAGCTCCGCAACCGTATCGACCACCTGGCCGCTCAGCTGGCCATCTATGACCGCGAGCGCCTGGCTACCAACGATGACCGGGTGTGGCTCGCGCTGACCACGGTTGCCAACAAGGTCGAGGAAGACCTTATCACGGCGCGCCACGCAATGCGTATCCTGGAGCGTAAGTCCGTGGCCGCGTTCGAATCGGCTTCGATTCGTTTCACCGATGACGTGGTGGCCACCGACTGAGCTATGCGCTGACCGCATGCCAGCCATGCGGAATTAGCACTAGCCAGTTACCACCAACCATGTTATACTCCACCTCATGAACAAAGGGAAGCAGAACATGACCGACACGACCGTTAACAGCTCCATCCGTTTCGACCGTCAGAGCGGCAAGTATGTCGCGATGGCCGACGGGAAGATTGTCACGCAATCCAAGAACCTGAACCGTGCGAAGCGCCTCCTGAAGGCCCACCTCGCTGGTCTGGTCCAGATTGAACGTGAAGAGAAGGCCAGCGGCGTTTCCTTCTCCGTCGCTGACCGTTTCGAATTCGTTGAAGCCCTCGCGTCCATGGTCGCGACTGGCAAGTCCCCGTCCGCTATCATCACGGGCGAGGGTGGCATCGGTAAGACATTCACCGTGATGAAGACCCTGCGGTCCCTCGGGCTTGTCGCGTCCACCGATGATGAGGCCGAAGACACCGCTCCGTCCAAGGTCTTCACCGTTGTGAAGGGCTTTAGCACGCCGATGGCTTTGTATCGCACCCTTTACGAAAACAGCGACAAGGTTGTGGTGTTCGACGATTGCGATAGCATCCTGAAGGACCCCACCGCTATCAACCTGCTGAAGGCTGCGCTTGATAGCTACGGCAAGCGTATCGTCTCCTGGAACTCCGAGCAGCGCGGCAACGACCTGCCGTCCTCCTTTCAGTTCCACGGTGGTGTCATCTTTATCAGCAACCATACGCTCGGTACGCTTGACCATGCTGTCCGCACCCGCGCGCTTTGCGTTGACCTGAGCATGACGGCTGACCAGAAGCTGGAGCGCATGGCTCAGATTGTCGAGTCCGGTGACTTCCTCGAGGACATGCCCGAAGATTACAAGCGCGATGCACTGGCCTGCATTAAGACGAACCTCAGCAAGGTCCGCAACCTTTCGCTCCGCACGTTGCTGCAGGTCGCAAAGGTTCGCAGCACCGACCGCCGAGACTGGCAGCGCCTCGCGCTTTACGTGATGGCTCAGTAAGGAGAACCGAACCATGTGGATCGCCCGCGAGTATACCAACAAGCTTATGGACGACATGGACAACGGCACACTTGATCCGCGCACCGTCGCTGATATGTGCCTGCAGTGGTTGTCCGAGCATGATGTCAAGATGATGTGCCTTGACAATGATCTGTATGTTCCGGAAGAGGAAGAGGAGTTCCATGATGAATCGTAAGCAAGAATACCTCGAGGACCTCGATGCAGCATTGGACCGCACGTGTTACGAGTGGGTCCTTGCTTCCGAAGGTGAGATTACATGGCCCGACGCGGTGAAGGTGATGCGCGACCTGGCCGATGCGCTGGAGAAAGAAATGGCTGCTGGCCGTGTGCCGTGGGAGTTTGGCGACGGGCAGCCAGACGAGGCGCAAGAGTGGCACGACTTCGATCCGGAAGCGTAATGGAGCGCGGCGAGCCTCAGTGTTCGCCGTGTTTTTCCGTGCGGCCTAATACCTGAACGCCTGAATAGGTATTCAGGCGTTAACACAACATACCCGGCTTTAATCCGGCTTTTTTAAGCCGGCACAAAATATAGCCCACCAAGGCACAACATATAGTTATTCTTTCTCGTCGCGCCTCTTATCCGCAGGCCCAAAGGTCTGCTTACCCCAGAACGCTTTCGTATTAATGCGTTCCTTCTTCTTCTTTCTTCTCTCGCGCTGCTCCCTATCCTTCTCAGCCTCATTCCTGAGATAGGAATACCATGTCTCTTTCATTCAACACCACATGGCTTTTCATTGCAGATATGATATGCTTATCAATATCATTTTTCAAGGAATCAGATAGAATCTGAATCAAAGCATTTTCAGCTTGATCTTTTCTAACATCCGACCATGCTGTTTCAAGCATAAGGCGTGTAGCATACAGATGTGCATAATAACGCTGCTCGCCATGATCTAGATGAGTATGGGTGTATTCTCTATATCGTATCACACCACCACATTTTGACTTATATTCTCGTGTGATTTCATATACAAACTGCCATTCAGCTTTTGTTTTGAGATTTTCTATCTTCAGATGAAAGATATTACCCACATTACCCGAAAATTTAGCAGGTTCTAATTGCGAAGTGTGAATGAAAAACGTGCGCGTGGTCTGATCATACAGAATCAAATCATCATTTGCCTCATCCTTTGGTGTATTATAATGAAACTTTACCATGATATGATCAGGTCTGCCAGTTAATATCATGATCTAATCTTTTTCCAAGCGGCTTTCATTTCTTCGTCAAACGTGAAAGCTTTCATTGTATATCCATGATAACCGTCGCCAGTATGGCTATACACAAAATAACCTTCTAGGCCGGATGATCGCTTATTAAAAACACGCACATTGCCAGTCCTATCATTGATAAGATTGATCAACTCCGGCGCGCTAAGATCATTTGTCACTCGTGACAAAGCCACATAGAATGTTTTTGACTCCGCATCATACAAAGTGTCGTCAACTTTAACAACGACATGATCACGTGTTACTGGCATTATTACCTGCGTCGTATTTGGGTTTACATAGGTTGATATGGTCATACTGTCTTAATCACAACGTCCACACCAGCTTCTTCAAACATCATTCGCGCAATCGCAAAGCTATCAGCCCAATGCTCTGGCTGATGTGGCATATACGCAACGACGCGCGTGATCCCAGATTGAATGATCATAGAAGCGCACGACGAACATGGCGTCAGTGGTGTGACGTATAGTGTGCATCCATCAATCCTTTCATTCGCTGACAGTATCGCGTTAGCCTCAGCATGAACAGTCATCGCGTACTTGTATGGGCGATCATTCAATCGCGTGTCATCGTCTGTGACTCCGCGCGGGAAGCCATTGTACCCAACGCTTGCAATGGTGCGGTTTGGGCGCACGATGACAGCGCCGACCTTAGTTGATGGATCCTTGCTCCATTGCGCGATGTGCTTTGCGAGTTCTAGGAATCGTTCATCCCAGATTGCTGGACGCATCATCTGGCCAGCTGTGGTAAACTTCATATCATTCATTATCGCGCTCCCATTTCATTGTAGCCTCATACTGGCAATGAAGTGATTCATCGTCATCTTTCTCACCCCATACGATAATGTTTGGGCCATTGTAATCCTTCGTCAGGAATACAAGATGAAAGATGAGCTGGCTTGGCTTAACACCATCACCCTCAACCCAAGTCGTCAGATCATCGCGCACAGTCTGTTCATGTTGCGCGATGATATCGTCGGGAGTATCATGCCAGATCAGTTTGAATGTTTGCGACAATGGATCCATCCTTGCTTATAGATGTTTTCGTCATCATATACTCGCAACCAATATGGTGCGCGCTTCTCAAGCTTTCTTAGATAAACAGTACATGCGATAGCGCGATGATAAAATTGAAACAACCAACTCTCGGTAGGTGCGCTAATTACAATGCAGCGAGGAGCAATGTCTGGCTTGGTCTTATTAAGCAGCATATAGAACGTCTGCGAGGCCTTATCATACAGCACATCTTTTGAACTGACACCAAGATACGTATGAGTTGACCCATTAGATACGCTTACCGTATCGGTTATTTGATCCACTTGGATCAATCCCAACTTGTCTAGCCCGAGCGACATTCGTTCCACGCTTTCATATAATGATCCTTGTCATCATATACTTTTAGATAATACGTACCATCACCTGGGCGGATATGTGAATACACATACTGTTCGTCGATCACATCTTTCTGCAATTCAAATATCCACACTCGTAGTGTCTCTGAATTATTCAGATAGATTTCATTCGGAACACCCCATGGCCGCTTTGCTGTATCAATATACAGATAGAACGTCCTTGATGGGCTATCGTACAGAGTATCTTTGACAGCAGAATAGTAATGTGGATTTGCCATTATACGTGAGCCCATTTCTGCGTATACCTACCGCAGGCGCATACCCAACCATTTGTCGTTGCGATTAGCTCGCGCTGATTGGCGCAAGCCTTGTGATCACCTGGGCAAGTGTATGGGTGATATCGATAGTCCTTCTGCCGCTCATTCAATGCGCGAACCAGATCGTCGGACCACGGCGTGTTGTCAGGTATCATCAGTCTCTCCGATCATTGAACACTCAATGGCCAGCACAAGTTGTTCGATTGCATTTGTGATATGATCTTCGACGGAGCCACAAGTCGTCTTGTCGCGCGCCTTGTGTAGATCAGCGATTGCATCTGCAATGTGGCGAATCACGAGTGGTTCAACTTTTCTTGTCATGCTATATCCTATCATAGTTTGATGTGAATGGCAAAGGCTATCTATATACTTGCATGGCAGTTACCATATCTCTATCCAATCTCACAGTGCCGACGATACCAAATGACCTGTATGCATCAGGGCCATTAGCTTTGCCTTCTGTATATCAAGGGCAAGCATTCTCTATGGACCTAACATTTGTTTTGGACGATGATGCTGCACCGACGCCAGCGATTGTACCAATCACAACATTGACACCATCGTTGCTTGGTGGGTATGCAACTGCATCATTTACTGTGATAAGCACGAACCCAAGCGCATATGTGTTGCGCGTCTCTGGTACGATAACCAATGCATTACCGGGAGAGTCCTATCAGCTATTGCTGGAAGATGGTAGTCTCACAACTGTAGCTGTATCGTCTGTCCCAGCATACAGAGCAATCACCGCGTGGAATCTACCAACAACCAAATCTGATTTTCCTATCACGTATCGATTTGTGTTGAACGGTACTGTCACCGTGCAGCCTGTGCAATACGTCTATTGGAATCTACCAGTGGCCCTGACTGCATTCAAGTCAATAGTTAGTGGAGGTATCTGATGCCAGCAGCAGCTAGAGCTAGTGGGTCGGATCGTGTATTGTCTCGCACAGGTGTTGGGCGTAATTGCGCGAACCCTGTAGAGGTTGTTACTGGTGAGGGTAGCCCAAACGTATTCATTAATGGTATAGCTGTAGTTCGTCAGGGCGACAAGGTTGGGCCACACAATGCAAGTGGGTGTGGCCCAGATGAGTCTGCGCTTTCTACATTTTCCGCGACAGTGTTTGTCAACGGCAAAGGTATGGGGCGTATTGGTGATGAATATACGTCAGATAATACTATAATTAGTGGTAGCACCAACGTGTTTGCCGGCTAGCATACGACAAATCTTCCAGTGCTGACGCATAACTTCCATATCATTATAGAGTAGAATATAATACGGATGTATTTCATGCGTGGTATAGACAGTCGCATTTGGTGTTGTCTGCCAACGATCAGTTGCCCAGGCTGCCGCTTCATTGATATAGAAAAACTTTGGTGGTAGCTGCGGTGATGCGCTAGGTATACCAATTGCCTTTGGTGGGCCCTCATTATCAGCAAGCGCAGCATAGAACGTGCGCGAGGCCTCATCATACAGAAAGCACCCGCGATCACACAACATCGTGCCTTGATAATCGTCGCTCATTCTTTCACTCTCGACCAACGATTGTAGCGAGAGAATGCGCGCAACATACTCTCCCTGTCCAGAAAGAGAAACAACCTATCAAACGGATTGTCTTTGCCTAGATTGAGAGGCACATAGGTTCGCACCTTTTGCTCATGAAGTGTGGCATCAATACTCATACTCTTCTCGACAAGAAGGCGCGCACCAGTGACGTGGCTCTGTATCGCAAGATGCTGACACGTTAAGATGTGATAATATCCATACATCGATTTCGTAACAGCATCATACAGACAATCTCTGGTGTCGATTGTTGGTATCGATGCGACGGTAAGAGGTTCTGGGTCATCCACGATCTGGCCCTCAATCGTAATCATTAGAATTGCTTCTTGGTTCTATAGATTGCAAACCAGAAGTCACGCAGCTTTTGTGTCGGGTACAGACGAATGTACACAGACTGCTTGCCATCATAATACATCGCAAACTCTTCGCCCAATTGAACATCAACAGACGAATGAACAATAGAATTACCAATCAAGCGAACATGATTGTCGCCCGCGCGCATCAATTCCACATTGGTTGGGTATGACACAGGCTGACCCTCAAAAGGCCGATAGTCTGGAATATATCCAAACATCGTTGCTGAGGCAGCATCATACTTGAATGTCTCAATCAAGAGCACCATCGATGATGTCTGAATTGGATTTGCAACGTAAGGGCCAATTGAGCTAGTGCTGCTCACGAAGATATCTTCCCAGCCAGTGCCTGGCGGGTTAGAGATAGAAATAATTGTGGTGTTTGCGTCGTTTGACATGAAAGCCTCCTACCTGAGTATAATATCAGATAGAAGGCTCTATGTCAAAGGCTAGATGGTCCAGGGGTTCAGGCGAATGCTGGCATGTAGCGCGATACGCTCGCGCGTCTCATTAGCTTCACCGCGAGCATGGAAGCCATAGACATTTGCAATCACCAGAGTGCCAGGCGCGCAGACAACATCGGCAGCTTCGCAGCCCATTGTTGCTAGCTCAGCATCGCTCGCGCGCCAAGAGCCTTCATCGTGTCCATAAGAACGCCACGGCTCCCATGTCTTGCCTTGTGTCGCAAACTCTCGCGTCAGGCGCAGACGTGCAGCCGATAGCCCATGACTGTTTCGCGCAAAGCGGAAGGGACCTTCACCGAGACGCACAGCGCGAGGGAAGTACCACAGCTTCCACGCATCGTGCCAAGTGTCTTGGTGCATCACCTTCTGTACATCATTATCTTCTGGACCATTGATGACGCGCTGCGAGAAAGCTGTGCGATCCAGCTCATCCGCAATTGTCTGTGCGCTATATCCTGTGATCTGTGAGAGCATAGGCCGTAGCATGGCTAGAAGGTCTGCGCTCACGCGAAACTCATTCTGGTTCGCGCTAATCAGATTGGCATGATTCTTTGACAGACCACCACGCGGCGATGCAAGCTCTCGCTCTAACGCATCAATCTGTGTCTGTGTCAGACCAATCTCATCTGGTCCGAGACAGACAATCCCAGTCTTGATGCATTCCTCAACTGCAGGACGATATGCAGGATCACCATGCAGATGCAGTCGCCCACGATGCGCGCAGCGACCCAAGAATGCGCGCAGCACATGCACATCCGGATCTAGGTCCTCACAGCGTTGAAGCTGTCGAATGTCCTTTATATTGCTCATAAGCTGTGCGACCTCATGCACAGTGCAACCAAACTCCAGAAGCGCATCGCGTGCGAAGCGCCACATATCACTCGGCTCATTTGGAATTGCAACAGTATGCGCTAGATCGACAACCTTGGTGCGCCTTTCAAACGCACCAACCGACATGATATTGTCGCGCTCATTCCAAGAATCGAAATGCCCGATTCTCATGACATGATCTCCAGGTTAGGGCAGAACATTTGTGCCTCCTCTAGAAAACGATAATCATCATCGATAGCACCATATGTACCATCGCACCATGCGCGCGGCATGACTGTCACCTTCTTCTGCGGGTTATAAAGCAGCGTGCTTGTCACAAAGGATGACGTTGCACAATACACATGCTTCGCATTCAGAATGGCAAACCAATCTTCATCAGGCTCACCCACAAGATGTATAGTCCTATTCGAATCAATTTCATCTAGCATTGCGACATCATCACTCATTAGCGCGATGCTACCATTCGGATGCTGCTCGCGCACATGAGCTACGAATCGTTTGTAGGCTTCAATTGTGGCTACAGGCTTGTCACCACCGCGCATATGCACAATGATCAGATTGTTTGGCTTGTTCTCTGCGTGTTCAAGCAGCGGAAGCCAACGCATCGTATTCTCACGCCCACGAAACGCTGTAGCTGCTGCGCCTCCATGCCAGTATGGAGTCTTTCGCATACCTTCATGATCTTCGCGCACCTCACACTGAGGGTCAGTTACCCAATGAAGCTGAGATGTCTTTGCACCAGGAACGTCACCGCCGCTATTGACAACGACAACAGGGCGCTCATCTTCACCTAGACGACCGATACCAACGAATGCCTGCAGAAGCTGAACACCCATTCGACCTCTAACATGAACACGCATTATGCACCGCTCTCCATCAGATTATTAAATGTTGATTGAAATATATTAGTCTCACCCATCGGCACTGCACTCATACCTTCTGGGTAAACAAACACGAAGTCAATGTCTGGGTTCGTTCTAGCAACCCAAGCCATATATCGCACACGACCGAAGTTGTCTGCTACGTTGGCGCGCGTCTCTGGACCATAGTTTGCTGTGCCGTCATACAGATTGCTCACCGACTGCTTCGCATCCTGCAAGAATGAATCGAACCCGACGCACAGTAGAGTCTTTGCGCCAGCGCGAATTGCTGCAAGCATAGCAGCCATACCAGCATTGCCGCGCGGCCTACCAGATGTCATGTGAAGCTCTTGTGGCTCCCATCGCTCATCGTCAGGTGGTACCACCACGCGCTTTGCTGGAAAGCTGCTGGACTCAATCTCCGTGATGATGCCATCATCGATGGCCACAAGATAGTCAGGTACGATATACCCAGCCGATTCGTATTCACGGTAAAGCGCATTGCAGCCGTAGATACGCGGGCGCTTATCACCCATAGTGCGAACCATCGCGGCAAGGTCCATGACCTTACGCGACGTACCATTGCCGACAATGATGGCAACGTCATTATAGTTCACTTCCAGTGCCCCGTCATCTTCGGATAAGCTTCCTTGATCGCACCCACCATCACCTTGATATCCTTGCGACGCATACGCAGCAGCAGCTTTGCATCGGCAGGATCAATCATCTCAAGTAGCTGAACAAATAGCTGCTCGCGCCTCATGCGGTTTGTGGCTAGACCATCAGGTGTATTGGTAAAATACACAAGCCTCTTGATTTCCTTATGAAAGCGTCCTTCCTGATCAAGGCTATCATCGAGAGGCTTATACGGCGGGTCAGTGTCAGGCACAAGCCATTGCAGAAATGGGTCATGCGTGAATTCAAATACCATACGCAGCGCCTCGCTGTCATTTTCAAGAATGACCTTGACCTGCCCGGCCTTGGTCTTTTGTTTCTCAATCTCACTCACGATTTGAGCGAGGCTCTTAGTCGGCATTAATCTTTCCTCCTTTAGAAGTCACTGATACTGTCTGTAAGCTGGCGCAGACGCTTCGCCATAAAATACGGCATCATCGCGGTTCTGGACGCAGGTGTTGCAGTCTCAAAGGTATTGATGACATCCTTCTGAATATCTTCAGGCACCATGTCAAGATCGACAAGCATCTGATTGCGACGATAACCACGCATCATCGCATCATCGCAAAACTGATCAGGCTCCATCTTGCACCACTCATCAATCTTAGCGCGCGGCAGAGGGCGCTGACGACGACCAGAGACAAGCGCATCATCTTCTGTCAGAAAGTTAGGCACGCCGTCACTACGGTCGCCAGACATGATATGCTCGCGTCGGAATCGCTCAGGGTTGTCAATCGGGATCATCTTCTTCTGCACCGGCGCATACTGGTGCACATTCGCATACTTCTGGAGTTGTGCGAAGTCTTTGTCGCCAGAAAGAATCAGAATCTTTTCGTTGGCATCGCTATTGATAAAGCGCCCATGATAGTGACAGAGCGCAGCGATAACATCGTCGGCCTCTGCGCGATTTACCTGAATAACCTTGTAAGGCATATGCTCGCGCAGTTCGTCCTTGATCTTAGCCATCGCCTCGAACAGCGTCGGCCAGTCAATGTTAGATGCATCGCGGTCCTTCTTGCGATTGGCCTTGTAGTGTGGAAACACTTCACGACGCCAATACCGCTTGTCATCGCAACAGATGACAAGATCACCAAACTGATGCGAAAACTTCTGCCGATAGCTGCGCAGGCTATTGAGAACCATGTGGCGGATGAGGTTTTCATCTACCACTTGCTTATTGTGTACCAGGTGCACCATCAAATTACTGATCATCACCTGGTTTAGATCAACCAGAATCATGTTTATCAATCCTTCTCCATATTATATGTATAGTACCAGATTGATGGCATGATGTCAATGGCTACTTGCCGACGCGCAGGATTAACATCTGCGCATTGACTGTGCCGTTGGCTTCTGCTGGCTTAGTCTTGATGGCTTCAAACGTCTTTGCCACAGACTTGATGCCACCAGATAGCAGACGCTTTAGCGTATCGTCTGGCAAACGCAGCTTCTTTCTGAATGATAGCTTCGGGTCATAACCGTCAATCATACTACGGCGAACAGATAGCTTTGACCCAAGAGGTGCAACATACCTATAGACATATCGCCGCGCTGGGTGATAGATCAGCACCTCAGTTGCGCCAATGATATCCTTCGGGTCGATGCTGACAAGCCCAAGCTCATCAAATCGATCAAGATATCGCAGCTTGGCTACAAGCTTCTCAGGCGACTTGGGTCGCGCCTTACGAACCTTTGGTGGCTTGATATTAGCCGAACAGTAAAGATTGATAGCTTGCAGCACGCCAGCATAGCGTGCAAGCATGTCGCGCAATTGCTTCTTGGAGTAGCTACGATAAGCCTCTACGCATTGTTCATCGGTGCGATCAAATGCATGTTGCACCTCTTCAACAAGTCGCGCCATGCGTTCTGTATCATTCTTAAGATCAGCAGGGCGTGGTTGATGCATCTTAAGAATACCAGTCACATCAACTGGCGCGCCGGTATCAAGCGCACATTCAATCATATTCATTGCATCACCCGCAGGGTCTTTAGGTGCTGCAGGCACAATCTTTACCTTAAGTCGGCGCGCTGATTCCCGCGCAGCATCGCGCTTTTCACGCGCACGTTGCAGAAGCAAAGGAATCTCTGTGTCAAGCCGCTCTTGCTGCCGTGCAGTTGGGGTTAATCCACGCATGATCATGCGACCAAGTGCAGGCAGATTTGTCACATCAAATCGCCAGTCCTCGATATAATCCAGCAACTCAATATCATCTTGCGTATATTGTTTTGCATGTTGCATGTAATCAGCAAGCACCAGTCGCGCGACCTTAGGTTCTAGGGCCGCGCGATACCAGTTATATGCATACACCAGACTTGTTTCGCTCGTCTGGTCAGACACCCAAATAGGCTCGTCTCCGAGATACTTTGTCTCGGAGAGCGGCAGCTTAAGCTTTCTCATGCTTGATCCAGATTGGCCAGGAAAGATTCCCACTGGCGCGCGCGAAGCTGCCATGAATAGAAGTTGTCCGTATAGAGCTTCTGAAATCTCAGCTTGGCCTGATTACCCTCACTCCAATACCCATTAAGAACCTCAGCCAGAACAGATGCATGACGATTGGCATGTGCATTCACATCTTCGGTGAACGGGTACATGGCAGCAAAGCCAGCAGTCGTCTCAGGCAGCGCAGCATGATTCGGGCACACAATAGTACACCCAGCACTCATGGCCTCGATGACACTAATCGCGCTCGTCTCAGGCCAGATGTTCGGGTATGCATAGATGTGCGCTCGTTGCAGCGCATCACGCACCACATCGTTCGGCTGATAGCCATGATACGTCATCTTCGGATGCTGGCGAATGCGATCAAAGATTGGCTGATACGGCTCGTCACGTTGCGACCAACCATAGATGCTGAATGAGCTATAAACGTCCAGATGAAAGTCAAACCCAGCCTCAGCCAGATGCTCGCACACAGGCACCAGAAGCTCAAGCCCACGATGCGGCGTAGTGTGATAGATCAGACGCAGCGGACCTTCCTTGGACTTCTCATGCTGCGGGATCGGGTCGATAGCATTCTGTAGCACCACACCCTCAGAATGCGGGACACCAAGCCCGACATTGTAGGTTGCTTGCTGATAGTTTGATACGAACACCAGCTTTGCAAAACGCTTGCGTGCCTTCTCGTCTGCAAGATGCTCAGACTCAGGGTCATCCCACGTGTCATGCAGCCACAGAATATTCTTCTTTGTCGGATGCAGTTCACGCACACGCGAACAGATGATGTTATATTCACCAAGAAGCTCAGGCGTCACATAACGCCGAAGCCCGTCCATCATCATTTCGGTACCACCACGCGCACCAATATGTGCATAGGTACCATCGGCTCCAGGGCCAAGGCTCGTAGCAGAGTTCTTAAGCCCAGATACATTCAATACAGTCATGGATACGTCACGCCCTCCTCAATTGCGATGATCTTATCTAGACGAAAGCTTCGCCACCCATTAGCAGTCAAATCCCAAACGGCCAAGCTATCCTTAGGTTCCGGACGCTTCTCTTCCGGTGAGGGTGGCGGCAAATACTGCTCCTGAAGAGTGCATGTCATAATGCGGCGATCACCATTCACCTTGTCGAAGGTGATACGCACAATGCCTGTTTGAAGGCGCTCGCGCAGATATTCCTTGGTATACAGATTCTCACTCATCTTCTTCAACTCCATGCTTATTAAGAATGGTCTCACGATCAATATAACCCTTATCGTCAAGCCATGCAAGGGTTTTGTCAATCGAATTTAGGGAAATATCCTGAACAGCCGCAGTGTATGTTGTCAGGATAGCCCAACCAACAACAAAGCCCATGACAATCTCTGTAAGAAACCCAATTTCAAATGGTAGCTTCTCAAGAATGGAGATAGCGCCAACGCATGACAGAGCCCACATACAGGCCAGTCGCGGGTTTTGCAGAAAGAACATTAGAGCCTCCGAGAGCGCGAACCGAGAGTGGCAGGATCATCGCTAGGCAATGCAACCTGCAGACCACCCTTGTTATATAATGGCTGAACACGTGACGCCTTCTCGCGCATAGCACGGACAACATCTTCGGACTCGGCAGCACCTTCTTGCCACCGCCAGTCATTCAGAATGTCACGCTTTGCAAATGCACCACCAGGGATCACATCTGATGTAGGAAGAGAATGGTCGGGGCGAGAGGATTCGAACCTCCGATCTCCTGCACCCAAAGCAGGCGCCTTACCGGGCTTGGCCACACCCCGATAGCCAACCTTAGCCAGTAGCTTCGCAGTTTCTGCCGCAGCAGCAAGCTGAGCCTTTGTCTTAGTCTTAGGCTTGCGCTTAGATGTGCGAGTGGTTGTGAAGTAGCTGGGTAGGAGGGCCATATATGTATACCTCAATTTGACAAGTATGATTATACACCAAGTGCCTGAAAATGTCAATGGCTAAATATCTGGAAATATGGTAGGGTTAATGCCATGGATATGTTCTTTAAGTTGGTTGCCGATGTTGGCTTTCCGATTGCAGCCGCGGGTGCCGCTGGCTATTTCGTCTTTCTGACGCTTAAATTCATTCTGGCTGGCGTGACTGGCTCAGTCAAAGGCATGGCTGGCATCATTACTGCATTAGATAATCGCGTTCGCACCATGAACCATGATGTAGTACGCATCGATATGATTGTATCAAACGCCCTAGGGTTAAAGCCAGACGTTGAGCGCATCGCGCGTGCTGATGGCAAGAACGATGCGAGACGCGACTAATGGAAGAATTTGCTGAACTAATTGCCAAGTATGGCTTCCCAATTGTCGCTGCTGGCGGCATGGGTTATTTTGTCTATTATGTGTGGATCTGGGCCACGACAGAAATCAAGCCCGTGCTATCTGAGACAAATACGATTCTTATCGGGCTAATTGACCGCATACGAATGCTTGACAATGACCTCATACGTCTAACGCAAAAGGTCAATGTCGTATTACATCTACGCGGTAAGACAATCGAACGTGAGCGCGTGGCTGCTGAGATAAAGATTAATCAGGTACATGACGAGGATAGCAAGGCGGCAGCATCGGGCGAAGGCTAATTATTTGCTACTTGCCCTAAAAACACCGTCCCAACCGTCAGGTAGATTTGCTGCCTTTAGCTCTTGGCATCGCTCAACCCACATTTCATAATAGCCATCCATCTTACCACCAAAGCAACCCCTCAGCCGCTTTGCATAAAAGATTGCATCATCAAATCTGCGCTTTCTATAGGCCAGCATCATGTTCGTGTGCGAGTCTAGATCGACCTTTAGATAAGCAGCATCATGCTTACCGATTACCGTATAGATGTCAACACCTTCTTTCTTACCCTTTACCGCAATGGTATCGAGGGCAAGGCAGAGGTATTCGTCTCTAATTTGTCGATAAGTGATTGGGCCGATGACGTTGCTGACTCCATATGGTTTAGATTGTCCCTCAAGTCTTGAGGCAAGGTTGACAGAATCACCCAAGCACGTATAGTCGAAGCGTTGATCGCTGCCCATGTTCCCAACGACAACAGTGCCAGTATTAATACCGAGACCCATACCAAACGCCGGGACACCTTCTTTTGCGATTTCATCATTGAACTCCTTTAGGTTGTCTAACATTTCTAGCATAGTCTTAACTGCATTCTTCGCATGATCTTTGTCATCAAGTGGTGCATTCCAGAATGCCATCTGTGCATCGCCGATGTACTTGTCAAGTGTACCTTCATTGCGAAGTATTGATGCTGTCATTGCAGTCATGTAACGATTCATGATCTTAGTCAGGCCTTGCACATCTTTACCGTAGTGTTCGGAGATAGCTGTGAAGCCACGCACGTCGGTAAACATGATCGACAATTCGCGCTCCTCACCACCAAGCTTCAATAGATCGGGGTTCTGTTGTAGCTTCTCAACCATTGCTGGTGACAGATACGTACCGAATTGTTTCTTGATCTGTTGCTTCAGGCGAAACTCTTCTAGAGCGCGCGAGAATGCAGCCGACCCAAATACAAGCAGCAATGCAGCAATTGGGAAGACTGCATCATATAGCAGCATGTATTCTGCGCGCATGTGCATTGATGCATACGCGATACCCACAATCGGGACCAGAGCTAGCACACCGCCAATAGAAAGTCTCGCTTTGAGAGCAAGAAACACCATCACAATACCAAATAGCAATGTGAATGCTAATTCGTAAACGTCAGCCTCAGCTTCTCTCACAACGAACATCTGATTTAACACAGATGATAATTCTGTTGCGATAACTGTATTCGGCAGCATCTCACCATGACTTGTTGCGATAGGGTTGCTAAAGCCTTCAGCCGTGAGTGATAGTATCACGATCATACCATCAAGATCGTCTGGTAGATCAGTAATCTTGTGAGACTGATAGTTAAATGAGCGCACAGGCCACAGACGGCTATTCTGATCTGTGTACATTAGAGGCTGGCCTGGTATGCGTACAATCTCTACACCTAGCTCATTTGATCTTACTTGAAAGCTAGTCTCGCCTGATATGACACGCAATGTCTCAAGCACAAGCGATGGGTAGAACCTATCACCCACCGCGACAAGCATTGGGCTGCGACGTACCACACCGTCTGGCTCGGGTACAGTTGCGATCATACCCACACCTGCAGCGGCTTCGGCAAACTGTGGTAGAGGTGGAATTGCACCAGGCCATGACGGTAGCACATCATGTATCGGTGGACCAATGAGCGCGGAGCCTCTGGGTCGTGCATATGGTTCGCGCACCTGCGTAGTCGGGACCTGTGCTAGCACAACTGGGTGATTGCGTAGCGCCTGCTCTAGATCAGCATCCTTACCCGATCTATCTTGCTCAGAAAATAGTATGGGTGCGACTACAACGGATGCACCTCGATCCATAATGTCATTAATATATCGAGCCATCACATCGCGCGGCCATGGCCACTGCCCATGCTTTCTTAGTGCCTCTTCATCGATATTGACAAGAGCAATACCCTCATCATTGACAACCTGTTGCTGACGCTCAAGAAAGTCAAAGTATTTTAGACGTGCTACCTGCACTGGCCAGGGGTCATATGCTCTAAGGGCAACTAGTGCGACCAGAATCAGAATGGACAGAATATACTTTTTCATGGTCACCTTCTCTGTGTTATATTAACTATATTAGATCCCGGACCAATTGTCTCTGATGCTATATTGCCATCGTGATTGACAGTCACACGAGAATTACCACCAACCATTCTGACAACTGCCGTATGACCTGCAGAGTCTCTACTGGCTATAGTATTTTGCCCATCTTCAACTACAACAAGCTCACCAACCTTTCTTGCTGCGCGCCGAGGTTCGGTCTGTTGTATCTGAATTGGTATAGGTGCTGGTGGTGGCGCTTCTGTTTGCTGTTGCTGCTGCGACTCTTGCATAAGCAGCATAATCTGTGGTGGGCGAACGATGATAAGATTGTTATTGATATCTGATATTGATATGCTTAATTGCACAGGCTGCGTTGGTGCAACGGTTGCGCTTGGTACATATGTCGCATGAAACGGCTGATCCATCTCGACAGTACCACCATCATTCGTCACGCTTATCTTACCAGTATAACAGTTGCCTTGCTGATTGCAGCTAGGCACTAGCACAACAAGGCTCTGACCTGATTCGTCAACTGTCATGAAGAAATCTGTGCCGCGCACACCTATAACGGCTGTCGGCGTATTTACTTGCACACTTTGCTGATTGTTTCGTGCTATCTGCCCAGACACATATCGCACGGTACCCATCGATACTCGCACATTCAAACGACCAGCACCTCGGTTTGGGTCATACACAAAGTCATCGATAACAAAGCGACTATTCTCTGTTACGGCCGCTGTTGTATTATCTTGAAAGCGTAATTGTAATGATGATAGACCTGTAACAATCGCATCATTCATGTTTACTGTCGCATTCACACCACCAGGTAAATTGTCTTGGCCACGACGTATTTGAACTGCTGAACCTTGCTGCTGAACTATCGCACCCACATTTGCAAGTGCGATAGAAGGTAGCAGCAAGACTAGCAGAAATATAAACATTAGTTTCCTTGTGTCACACTTACAGTATTGCTAGATCCAGTTGTATTGATTGTTAGTGAGTTTGATACTGCACCAGATTGTGCTATGTTGTATGTGTTAGAGTCGCCTGTGACATTCATTGTTAGAGTATGTACACCAGCACCAGCTTGTGAGGCCGTGACAGTATTGCTATTGCCTGTTAGTGTCATTGTCTGAGTTGCATTATTGCTTGACTGTGTGGTTGTTACCGTGTTATTATTACCAGTCACAGTTAGTGTGTTTGTGATATCGGACCCAGTAATTGTGTTGGTAATCGTATTGTCATCACCCGTGATTGTATGTGTGACAGATGCATCCGAGCATGTTACGTTATTACCACCGCAATTGAGAGTTGCGATATTCCCGTCACCTGTGTATGTCAGCGATACAGTATTTGTACCGCCATTGATATTATAATCGAGCTGATTGGTAGCACCTGTCTGAACTATCGTGACAGCATTGCCAGAACCAGTTATCGTGCTGGGTGTCAATGAGCTACCTATGCGATTACCAGAACCAGCTTGCGTGATATCAATCACGTTAGATGACCCGATTTGATCTATGTGTATGCTGTTGGTCTGGGCGCCCACCGGTGCGGCCAGAAGCAGCATCATGGCGAACGTTAGAAACCTACGCATGTCTTCCCTCTGTTATTAAGGTTGATACTCCCAGAGTCCCTTGCGAACCCCTTCCTCTATCATCTCACGCACAGAAGATTGTATAGCCAATTGTATGGCAAGATTTACGCTATCGTTGGTAGAGGTGCCGACCTCACCCTCTAACCCAACGGTGCCGCCGCTTACAAAGCGCAGCACACCAAGTCTGTCAACGTAACTATGTATTCGTTTTGTCGTAGTTATAGATACCAGTATCTCACCAGTATTCACTGATATAGCTCTCATAGTGACAGTTACTAGGTCGGTTCTGTATTCAGTTGATCCACCAATACCAAATGCGCGAGCACCTGCACCACCAGTTGATATATTTGTATCATATCCAATGATACCACCGTCAATTATAATACCTGCAAATAGAAGTGGCGCAAGAGGTCGAGCATTTGGGCCTTCGTGTAGCTCGCGCATCTGTCTTATGATCTGTCTCTCGCGCAATAGATTTTCAATACCACCGCGCTCTACCACACGGAACCAACGTCCATTGCCGACTGATTGTAATGCTTGTATTAGATATGTGTCTGCACCTTGCGTCACAGCCGAGCTAAGTGATGCGATACGATCTGAATATCTGCGCTGACCTGTCTGATCAGCGAAGCGATAGACTGCAACAGTAATCACACCATTCTTTGGTGGACGCAATTCATCAGGTGCAGGCCTGATTTGCTCAGGCTCTGTTTGAAGTAAATCAGTTGTTTGGTTTATCAATGAACATCCCGGAAGAAGAAATATCAACATGACAAAGAGCCATGCTCTTAGAATGCGAATGCTCCTATCGGTACCGTTATGGTTGTGACTGAATTGGTTGCTCTATCTGTTATAGTCATAGCAACTTCGCTCCCACTACGCACCCACCCAATGGTTACGTTGCTGAAAGTCATAGTGCCGTTGTTTTGTGGATTCTCACCGAATAGCTGGTCGGATAGATTCTTAGCCAGCTGTGCATAAACAAGAGACTGAAAGGCCTGTGTAAACTGATTACCAGGGCTATTCTGCTCGGCTCTAAGTGCAGCCGCAGCCTCTTGACGCCTACGATCTTCTTGACGTTGCCGAGCCGATTGCTCAAGCTGATATATCGTTAGGGCGTGGGAACTATAACCCACGCCACTAAACGATGGTGAATGGAATGAATGAATTAATTCACTAGCATGAGCAAAACTTGCAGTCACGACCATAATGACAGCTAGAATGCCACGCATTCAAGTCTCCAGGTTGGTCGACCTATTTATAGGCTCGCTCAATTTCCTTGATGCGCTTCTGAAAATAGGCATGTACAATACACCATTCTTCATCGCGGCATTCGGTTGGGGTGATATCTAACAGATTTGTCAATTCATCTTGAAAAGCAGATTTCTTCATCATATCAATAGAATAGCTCATCATTCTCACCTTTGTTACATACACATATCTTCATACTTTGTGGTATGAAGTCGATGCCGACTTAGATCAATCGCATCATGCTTTTTGAAAAAGAAATTGCTAATTAGATTCTTAATCTGCGCCACATTCTCTCTCCAAAAATTAATATCGCTCACCCACGTTTAAGAGCCAAGCCATATAGACTAGCTCCCCAATTCCCAGTCATACGCTACCACAGCGTAAAGAATTGGGTGGTGTTCTCCCCGGTGAGTAGGGCGGATGGTTAGTCCACTTTCGCTCGCCGATATTACTGGTACCTGTGATAGGATTCGAACCTACACTGAACAGAACCTAAATCTGCCGCCTCTACCGGTTGGGCTACACAGGCAAATGGAGAATAGCGGGTTCGAACCGCTGACCTACGGCTTGCAATGCCGTCGCTCTACCAGCTGAGCTAATTCCCCACAAAACTTGGCGGAAGGGGTGAGATTCGAACTCACGGTGGGGATCAACCCACGCTAGTTTTCAAGACTAGAGCCTTAAACCACTCGGCCACCCTTCCAATACACGTATATGTATCACTTCTATATAAATATGTCAAGGGCAAATTAGCTTATAGGGGCATATAATGGACAATGTAGCCATAAAAAAGTCGATTTTCAAGAGCCAACATTGTCAACGCAACTGGGATTTGGAAAAAGTTATATCTCAGGACGATTTGGACACACTAATGATTGCGGCTACTCAATGCCCTAGCAAGCAAAATATTGCATTCTACAAGCTGCATTTTGTGACAAACCGCGATCTGATTGAGCGCATTCACTCTCACACTAAGGGATTTGTTGTCAAGCACGGCAATACGCGCGATCAGACAGAATACACAACAAATGCACAGGTTCTTGCAAATCTGCTAATCGTATTTGAGGAACATCTGGATCTGTCCAAGGCTGAAGATGCTGGTCGAAATGAGCAGGTCATCGATATGGTTTCTGGTAATGCAAAGCCGTCTGACATAAAGCTAATTGAAAAAGATAGAATGATGGCCATTGGTGTTGCTGCAGGTTATCTAAATCTGACAGCATCAATGATGGGCTATGCAACAGGTTGCTGCACCTGCTTTCTAACTGATGAAGTACAGAAAGAAATGGGTATCAAGAATCGCCCGCTTCTACTGATGGGTATCGGTCACCCAGATGCGACAAGAAATCGCAGAATTCATCACATCGAGGACTTTATGTTCCCGACAAAGCCGAAGCAACCGATCCCTGTGGAGTGGGTTAACTAATCTATCTTTTGTCGAAAATGATATATCGATAATTGTCGATATAATCTATCGTACCTTCGGTAATATCACCCACTGAAAACTTCACCTTTCTCCCTCTGGAGGTGAATGTTTGTGATATTTCAAGTGCATCTTTTGGTAGATATTTTATCAATCTATCATATGCATGAAGACCCATGACATCTTCTATCACATAAAACTTTTTTGCCTTATCGTAATAGTTTTTGAATGTTGCTAATTGCGTCAACCAGTGATGATCACCATCGTCAATAATGATGTCATATTCTTTGTCTATAACAGTATCAGTCGAACTCATTTCATGAATTTTAAATTCATCTTTTAATGATGCATCATATCTTGCAACATTGTCCATACCTTCGATTACTGCATTCGGCCAGATTCTTTTCCAAGCCTTTAGAGATGCGCCTTCAAAGACACCTATCTCCAGAGCCGAAGTTATTGTTGAGTTTCCAATAACTTGATTATAATATTTGTGATACCCGTGAATATGCTTATCCGCCTTCTCAGCATGAAATGCTATTTGAAATTTATTTCTGGCGGATGTAAGCATTTTAGCCCTCTCAAATTAAAGCGGGGTAGGAGAATCGAACTCCTATCATCAGTTTGGAAGACTGAGGTAATAGCCCTTATACGAACCCCGCAAACTGGTGCTGGGTGAGGGATTCGAACCCCCAACCTACGGTTTACAAAACCGTTGCACTACCGTTGTGCTAACCCAGCGTTTTAATCATGGAGCTATCTATGATGTCATATCTAGCACATTTATAATAAAGAGGGTCGTAAAACTGCAAAAGATATTGATTATCACCATATATCCAAATAATTTTGGCTCGTTGAGGCCCATCTGGGAATGTAACCTCAACTACTTCGCCACGTCTTGGATGCTGATGCCTAAAATACATTACCAGTTAGAGATAGTAAGCTTTTGCAAATTAACAATGTCATTATTCGGGATTTTACGCCAGAGTTCAACAGCAGGCTGATCAATCGGAATAGCCACCATTTCTCGACCACCATTAGCCTGATGAATATCAAACTTCATCTGCTTGGGGTCGACCTTCATAACCCAACCGCCGTAGTGATACGAGTGCTTTTGCGGTGGAACTGTCACAAAGACAAGATAATCAACACCGCTGCACTTCTTAAGCTGATCGGGCTTGATGGTAAGCGCATTCTTGGTTACCCAAGGCACCTGCGTCTTGACCTCAATAGTGGCAACACCATGAACAGGGTGCTTGGCCACCAAATCCTTAGCCGCATCAAATGGATCAGCGGACTTTTCTACAGTCCAACCATCATGCTCAAAACATTCCTTGACAAGGTTTTCACCTGCTGAACCAAGGGCGATTGCGAGTCGCTTTGTAGCCTTATCAAAAGCGTTCATGTCACATCCCCATTTCAAAAAAGTGGCTGGCCTGGCAGGGCTCGAACCTGCGACCCGGTGATTAACAGTCACCTGCTCTACCGACTGAGCTACAGACCATTAGCCTGGTAAACACTTGATAGCATCAGAATGCTTGCACTTCCATCGAAAGCTAAAACCCTTGCATGGGCAGGAAACATAGTTGCCTTGCTTCTCAACTATGTACACCTTGCCCTCTGCGGTGCGGACTCGGAACTTTCGAACGGTCGTCTTTTGCTGCATCATGTAGTCATATTATACGGTAGTAACGCTATTGTCAATGGCTTTCTTTAAATTAGATTGGCGAGCTATACGCCAGACGGAGCTAGGGCCTATATTAAGAGTTTCGGCCACCGATCTAACTGTTGCACCTGGCTGCGAATAAAGTTCTACAATAATTTCTCTTGTATCATTATCAATGATTCTCGGTCTACCAAATTTTGAACCTTGAGATTTGGCTCTAGAAATACCAGACTTTATTCTGTCTCTGATCATTTCTCGCTCATATTCTGCTGTAGCAGAAAATATATTAAAGAGCATTCTACCAGCTGGTGTAGCAGTATTAAGCTGCTCCTTATGACAATACAAATCGACATTATTTTCTTGAAGATGTGTTAGAAACTGAACTAGATGTGGCATCGATCTACCAATTCTATCCACAGACCAAGACAAAATCATGTCTACTGATTTTTCTTCAATTAAGCGATATAATCTGTTAAGCCCGGGTCGATCATCACGACCCATTGAACCCGAAATACCCTCATCAAGCACTTCTTCAACAATTTCATAATTGCTATTTGTGGCAAATCGCCGTAAATCAATTAGTTGATTTTCTACAGTTTGTCCCAGTGTTGAAACTCTTGCATAGATTACAACTCTCATACTGATCACCCTACAATGTTGATAGGGTTATGTATTTGGAGTTTCTAGAATACCACGATGAAAAGTGTGGCTATCAATACCAATCATGTACTTGTGGCTAGCATCAGCCAGTCGATTTTCGATGGCTTTTACAGCTACGTTAGGGTCACAGGTGCCACACATAAACACATCAACGGCCGCATAACCGTATTCTGGCCAGGTGTGAACCGAGGCGTGGCTTTCGGAGAGAATAACGACGCCTGTAACGCCGCATCCATCTCCGAACCCATGAAAGTTACTGTGCAGGACCGTGGCGCCAGATGCCTTGCATGACTCCACAAAAATCTGTTCCAACAAAGAAACATTGCAAAGAACGTGGGGTTCGATGTCCCACAGCTCTGCGATCACATGACGCCCAAGACGCCTTACGACCGGAACCTGCAGCATTTCTTCGTCAGGCCTGACGAACAAGATAGGTGCGACGAATCTTGTTCGCACCAAAGAATTCACGCACCAGATTTACCACAACATCATTATCAAACTGCTTGCACGAAAACACATCGAGATACATCGTGTTATTTTCGTTCACGAAATGCGCGCAGATATTGCTGGTTTCGATAAGCTGAACAAGCGTATACCCAGCCTTGTTACCGCTACCGAAATTAACAATCTGCGGTTCGCCATATGCGACCATATCGATATCCTTTACGAGTCGCTTCGTAAAGTCATAGATGGTATGTGCATCAGTGATAGCCTCATGGCTACAGCCAGAGCAGTCGAGAATGAGGTGATAACCCCAGTAGGTGTCTTCCATGCTAGTCTTTCTCCCTAAGGCAATTTGCCAAAGCTCAGTTCATCAAGAGTATTGTAACACGCATCATACCAATTGTCAACAAAGTTTCTCACGGCAACTTGGTCAAACTTCGGATCTGCCAGCAACTTCTCCAGGTTGTCGCCTTCAACGCGGTTTGTTACCACGTCATAGTCGGCCCGGCCGAATGTGATCACAGGCTTTTGGTGAAGCAGAGACTCTAGCCCAGTGCCAGAGTTTACTACAACAACAGCCCGTGCAGTCGGTATAAGCTGATGAATAGAAACGTCATCCATCCAAATTACGTGCCGGTATTTATTCGCAATTTGCTTCAATGTTTCCATCGATGCAGGATTTACCGGGTGACCCTTGATAACAAGAGGTAGACCAAGCTTCTGCGTGGCCTCACATGTGCGAGTGATAGCATCTTCAACTGTCACCGACGAATGATAACGAATCGTTTCATCATGCGGAATCTGACAGAGATACAGAACATATTCTGAGGGCAGCACGATTTCCTTGTGATCTGGCTGCTTAAACTTGCTATAATTCTGATGAATACGCTTTGACAGAATATCAAAGCCACCTTCAGCATTCTTTTCTGTCATCGAGGTAAATGGGTACCCAGATGCACTCGCAGCCCAACCACGTGGATCGATAGTAAACAGATAAGGGATAACCGTCTGCATATAATACATGACGTTTACACCACCGACTGTGAAATTTTCAGTCATCTTGTGCGGCACATAGCAAACATCAGGCGCAAGGCTTTGAATAAGCTGCGGAGTAAACTGCCACAGAGGCAGCTCCAGCACCTTCACATCATCGCCACGCTTTCTGTGTTCAGCCGTGACCATGGTGCGAATATTGTGCCATGGCATACGAACAGCAGGAATAGGCCCGCGCTCTACTGGCACAGGACCTTCCTTGAACATAACATCAAGACGAGGTGCTAGAAACAAAACCTTCTTCATGACCAAAAAGCTCCCTTTAGAGGCGGCAGTCGCATTTCGTATTGACGCTTGCGCGTGACATACTTATCATTCTTATCTTTGCGATTACCCTTGCCAGTCCAGATTGGCGTACCCTCGATAAACTCCCAATCCATAACAGAATTATCAAACTTATGAAACGTCAGAGACTTTTCAAAATACTGATAAGTCTGATACAGAGACACCTGATCGACAAACCACATCAGCCCGTTGTCAGTAATACCCTTGTGTACCTTGGCTGCAAATGCGCGCGAACCTTGCGACCCAGAGTAATAGACAAGACCTGCAGCAACCTTGGTACCAAGTGCCTCCCACCCAACAGTATCAGGCAGAGAGTCGCGCAGAAATAGACCAACATCTGCATCAATTCGCTCAAGCTTCGCATTGAATAGCGAGTCAATGTCAGACAGATACATTGCACCACCACCCTCTAGTAGCTGCGGTGCAACTAGAAAGCGATTGCTTGCATAATATGTTCGCATCACTTCGCTGCTGGTCCCATGCGGAATCTTTAGTGTTTCGATAGAGAATGTCATCTTACCCTTGCGAGCAATCGCATTATATCGAATACGAAACTGATTCAGCTTTGTCATCACCAGACTCTTAGGAGTAGTGTGATTGACCATAACGTGAATATGAATAGAGTTATCAGCAACCGCATTGGATGCGACGAATGCAGGACCGTGCGCATCTAGATACAGTTCATCGCATGAGGCCATGATGCATAAAGCATCTGGCTGCTCAAAGAAGTCTTTCATCGACCTATAATCCTATATGGTACATACGGCGTATTCGGAATCTTGATCGAATAACCGTTAGCCTTTGCGGAGTCTCTAAGACCATGCCACACATTTACAAGATCGGGGCGCGGGTGCGCCTCAGGTGTTCCCGTAAACCACTTGGGCTTCCACGGCTGCGTTGACATCTTTGTGAAGTGAAGATGCCAAATTTCATTCGGGTTAAGACCCTCACCGTCATGGCAATTCCATCGTCTATCAAGCTCATGCACCAGCTTGTCATTACCGCTAAAGAAACGTACATAACGATGATGTGATGATGGGTTTACCTTTAGACGTTGAATGGGCATGAGATATTCTTCCATCTTCGCACAATCAAATACAATGACGCAAAATTCATGCCCACCAAAGCGAGTACCCTTGCGCGCAGCCATAGGCTTGCCTTCAAGATCGATATCAAATAGCTCGCCAATATCGCGCATGTTAATCATGTCAACGTCAGTATAGATCGCACGACCCTTGAACCCACAGACCTCAGGAATCGCCCAACGAAACCCACTGAATGGTGTTGACCACTCCTGCGTCTCCCAGCCACCCCACGGACTATCTGCGTCAAGAGTTTGTCGCATCCACGTGATGTCGAGATTGCGAGAGGTGTGACTTCTCAGCGAATACTCATACACCATCTCAGCCTCAGCATCTTCGCCGTTAGCTGAGGTGCCGATGAAAAGTCTAACTGGTTCAGTCATATCACATACCTCTCTTGCGGAAGAACATACCAGTGCGCCCCATGAAGCCCTTAGGCATCGTGGAATAAGCGCGAACATTACCACTCATCTTACCATCATATTCGAAACCGTTAGCTGCAAATGCGCCAACCCAATAGTCAATAGATCGACAATTGACATGATGGTGCCCAGGCCAACCAGGAGGTGCGGCCGTGCATACGACATAATTGCACATACGAAAACTATGCATGTAATTATCAATAAACTTTTCCTCGACATGCTCAAGGAATTCGACAGACCATGCTAGATCAAATTGCGTCATGGGTAGACGCGATGCATCAACTGGGCCGAGCGTATAATCGTGAATTACGACGGGGTTTCGGCGCTCAACATACGGGTCACCATCAATACCCCAAGATCGAATACCAATGCTTTCAGCCAGCTCAATCATGCCGCCGGGGCCACACCCGATATCAAGCATCGTCTTGATATCAAATGTATCACGGATCACCAACAGCGCGCCGGGGTCAAGATGAGTTCGGTTAAGGTGCCCGCCCAGATGCGCAGGAAGTTCTCCTGCCGGCGATGATGTGTTGTGGTTTTCTGAACCACTTGCCGTTGATGTTTGCATTGATGTATTCATCCTTTTCTAGCACGTCACGTCGAAATTGTTCTCGGACCTCAGAGTAATTTACATCACCTTTGGTCGAATGTAAAGACAAAATTTGGCGGTGATACCTATCTTGCCCAAATTCTTTTACCAGGGCTTTAATTTCGTCGCCTGACCCATAATATGTCTTCCAGTCGCTTTCTTCGCGCTTGCGCTTTGCTGCGCCCTTTTTCTTACGCATCGACCAAAAATATTTGCGACCAACATACATCTTACCCGTCACTCGATCAGTGATAAGATAGACAAACCCGTAGGATTTGCCGATATCCTCGCTTGTAAACGGGGCACCGTCAAATTCCCACGGGTTATCATAATCTAATGTCATAGACGAAGCTCCTAGTCCTCGTCTATGTATTCCTCATCGTCGTCATCATCGTCGTCATCTTCTATGTCCAGAGGGTCACCGCAGAATGGGCAAAACTCTGGGGCATAAAAGATGCCGTCTTGATCAGTCTTATAAACTAGCGTAAATTCTGCATCACACGACCCGCATGTGATTTCATCTTCCTCTTCAAAATCAAGCTGCGCCGACTTTAGTTTTTTCTCCATGCGAGTATGCCTCCTCCCAGGTGCCAGTAAGACCCGCGACTTCATATTCGGTGACGCGGTTCTCAAAGAAGTTGGTGTGATCAGCACCATTAAGCACCCATTCGAGCCAGGGCAGAGGGTTGTCCTTCACCTTGAAGTTAGGCTTCAGACCCAGCTGTAGGAGGCGCCTATCCGTTATATAGCGGATGTATGACTTTACCTCATCAGCCGTCAGACCATTAACATCACCCATCGCATAGGCTAGATCAACAAACTTGTCTTCAAGCTTTACTGCCTGTCGAGCCATTTCATAGATTTGCTGCTTGAAGTCGTCATTGACGATGCGAGGGTGTTCAGCACAGAAGGTACGGAAGAGAAATGCGTTACCTTCTACGTGAATACTTTCATCGCGGATCGACCATTCAACAACCTTACCCATACCCTTCATCTTACCGAATCGCTGAAAATTCAGTAGCATGACGAAAGATGCGAATAGCGCGACACCTTCATTGAACACAGACTTAGCAAGCGCAAGACCAAGCCCACTCTTTGTGCTTGTATCAGCCTCAGTCATGAAGTCAATCTTGTCGGCCATCTCCTTGTATTCAAGAAATGCAAGATACACATCATCAGGCAGACCAAGAGTATCATTCAGAAGTGCATAAGCACGCTGGTGTACGCCTTCACGTGCGGCGAAAGAGCCAAGCATGTTTCGCACTTCATTATTCTTAAAGTTGGGCACGAACAAGTCATAATAGTTCTTCCCGACGGCAACGTCGGACTGGGTGAAGAGTCTGAGGATTTGGGTGACGAATTCCTTATCCGACCCAGCCATCTTCCCAGACTTCCAATCGGTGACATCTTCTCCAAGGTCTACTTCATCCTCGATCCAGTGCGCCTTTTCATGACGCTGTGTGATTTCTACGGCCCAAGGGTACTGAAACGGCTTATAGACCTTAGAGAATTCCAAGAGCCCACCGCGCTCCTTGACAAGCAGCTTGTCGCCCTGCGCCACAAGTTCAGTGTACCCACCGATGCGCTTACCATCGATGAATACCTGCGGCACAGTATTTACCTTGTGCTGCTGATAGAATGCATAACGAATTTCTTCATTGTCCATTCTATCTTCTGTATATGACAAACCGCGAGCCGTCAGCCACTCCTTTGCCTTCTCACAAAAAGGGCAGCCAGTCTTTGATACAATACGAATATCCATAGTCTTTAGCCCTGACATGCTACGCATTCCTCCTGCGACTGTTCTTGAACCTGCACTTCGCTGATATCAATCAGCTTATTGCGCTCAACCTTCTTAGATACGTTCTCTGCACGATTTGAAGATTCTGTGCGAAGATAATATAGACCCTTGCAACCAAGCTTCCATGCTGCAAAGTGAACCTTATGCAGTAGACCTCTTGACTCACCAGCCGGGAAGAATAGATTGAGTGACTGACCCTGGCAGATAAACTTCTGACGATCAGCAGCCTGCTCAACAATCTCCATCTGATCAATCTCGATGGCCGTAGCAAACACTCGCTTCTGATGCGCGCTCAGGAAGTCAAGATGCTGCACCGAACCACCATTCGTGATAATGCTGGACCATACCTCATCCGTATCCTTACCGATGACAGTCAGAAGTTGCTTTAGATACACATTCTTAACAAGATGCGAGCCAGCACGGGTACGATGCGTAAATGCATTTGCCTTCCACGGCTCGATAGATGGCGAGCAACCATGCACGATAGAGCTATTTGCATTCGGTGCAATAGCAATCAGGTGTGCATTTCGCATACCCGTGCCGACCATGTCTGGCGCTTCACCACGCTCGGCTGCGAGTGAGCGGGACTCAGTGATAGCCTTCTCCTGGATATCTGCGAATATGAGTCGATTGATTTCCCGGGCTTGTGGGCTTCCAAACGAAACGTCCCGCTGTTGGTAATATGAGTGCAGACCCATTGCGCCAAGACCGAGCGACCGCTCGCGCTGCGCGGAGAATCGTGCGCGCGAAATTTCGTCTCCAGCATTCTCGATGAATACCTGAAGCACGTTGTCCAGCATTCGAATCAGGTCCCGAACGATATTGGAGTTCTTCCACTCGTCGTACTTCTCTAGGTTTAACGAAGATAGGCAACATACTGCGGTTCTCTCCTCGCTTGTCGGTAGATGAATTTCATTGCAGAGGTTAGAACCGTGAATCTTTAGACCAAGGTCCTTGAGCGATTGCGGCATAGCAGCATTCGCAGTATCAATAAAGTTTAGATAAGGTTCACCCGTGCGATAGCGCACCTCAAGAATAGTCTCCCAAAGCTTTCTTGCACGCATTGTCTCGCGCACAGTATCATCATTCGGGTCACGTAGGTGCCACTCTGCGTCAGCTTCAACGGCCCGCATGAAGTCATCGGTAATGTTGACAGCGTGGTGCAGATTGAGACACTTGCGGTTCACGTCGCCAGTAGGCACGCGAATCGTCAGGAATTCCATGATGTCTGGGTGTGACACGTCAAGGTATGCAGCATAAGAACCCTTACGAGTTCTACCCTGGCGATATGCAGTCATGTCTGAATCGACAGTATGCAGAAATGGGATCGGGCCAGGCGCAACGTCAGACACAGATCGCACAGATGACCAGTGACCACCAACGCCACCACCCTTGACAGAAAGCCAGCGCAGCTCAGCCGTGTGATCGATTAGACCCTTTAGTGTATCTGGCACGTATGTCAGAAAGCAAGAAATCGGTAGAGCCTTGACCTTCTCACCCGGCAGAGCAGCATTAGACAGCACAGGTGACGCAAACATGAACCAACCCTTGGAGGCCGCGTTATAGATCCTCTGCGCGAGGCCAAGATCGCCACCAGAGAAAGCTACAGCCGCGCGAGCAAATGACTTCTGCGGCGTATCTTCATCCTTGCGACAATAGTAGTCACGCAAAAGAGTAAGAGAGAATTCTGAAAGTAAAGAGTCGCGTGAGGTGTCAATCGACACACCAAGGTGGTCAAGCAGCATATGTGCCTCCGGTAATGTTAGATGTTGACGATATTAGGGAAAATCTTAGCGATTTCCTTGGCACATTCTAATGCAACTTCACGATGTTCCTTCTGAGTCGAAGGATCAGTTCTAACTTCAATATAATGGAGCCAAGAGCGAATAGATCCCTTCATATAGATGCGCGAAGTAGTTAGCCCTTCGGGCAGGACAGCGCGAGCCTGCTCCTTAGCGATACCATTATCAATGGCCCACTTGTATTCGCGCTCGGCAGCAAATAGAGCGCGCTGCTGCGCACGATACCATTCATTTTGCAAATGAACATCATCGACATCAACACTATTCTGTCGATTCTTGTTATCTTGCAGACGAGCCTCACGTGTTACAAACTGCATGTCCTTAGTCGGGTCAGCATACCGCTGACTAAACTCTTGAAATGAGAATGAACGATGCCGAATAATTTGGTGCGTAATGTCTCGCGTAGTTTCAATTTCAAGCGTAGCATCGACCATTTCTAGAGGCGACCAGTGCTTGTGCTTGACAAGATATCTCACCAGCTTCTCCGCAGTCTCGCTATTATACTGATTGCTCGGGTTGGATACCCGAGCGCAAAATGCTACTAGCTCCAGAGCATCTGAGATACCCTGGTTCTTAATCTCATCCACAGGTTGAGTATAAGAAATTAGTCTGATCTTCGGCCCACCCATAATATCCTCCATTAACATTTCTTCCAATCACGAAGGGCTAGATTGAGAGCTAGCCCTTGGTGGGTGAAGGTATTTAGCAGAGCCACCACCTCTGAGGGGTCTACCCCATCTACCACTGACTCATTGATATCCTTATATTTCCAAGTCGATGGCCAAATTACCATAGAAATATTTTTGGTAATCATTTTTTGCATCTGATCAACCAACTGCTTGTTGCGAGGCTGATTGTCAAACACCAGAACGGCCTTGTCGCCTGGGAGATACGACAAAGCGCGAACCATGTCAGTACCACCAGGCGCAATTGAATTAGGCACCAGCATCGAGTCAAATTGACCCTCAAGCACGTAAACAGTCTTACTCACATCAACACGATCTAGCCCATATACCAGAGGCTCATTGTTGATGCGAACCGTGACATATCGTATCTTGCTGTTACCCATAGCACGACCAGTCACGCCAGTAAGCTCACCTTTTAGATTTCTAAACGGAATGACGATGCGCTCATCAGATGTTAGGCGATCCTTGTAACCACTATTCAGCGCCTCACATACCTTCATATCCTTTGCATAATACAGATCCTCAAACCTAGCATGAGGAATCTTTCTACCCACAAGATATTGCACAGCCCGATGGGTATTTGGTAGACTGGATATCTGTACCAGACCAAGATCAGTAAGGCGCGGCTCAGCTTCTGGCTTTGCATTGAATTGTGGCTTGGGTATCAGAAACTTTGGACCAGTGTTACCACCATTATTTTCTTTGAACACTTCAAGTCGATATTCGCGCGCCAGCGCAGGGTCAACATGTTCAATAAGCTTTGACATGTTGGTGCTATGACTGCAATTGTGACACTTGAATACGAGAATACCCTTGTTCTGATAGACATAGCCGCGGGCCTTGGTTCGACTATGCTCAGAGTCGCCACAGAAGGGACAGCGAAAATTGTACAGCCGATCACTCTTCCTCTTGAAGAGGCCGAGCTTCAGCGACAACATGCTGAGATATTTGTGGTCAATGTGTAGTTGCATAAGCCTATATTATACAAAACTACACGACTTGTCAAAGGCTAGATTAGAAAACCTTTATCGAATATGTCTCTTGAAATTTGACAGCATCATTCCAAGAATTTACAAGAGGTTGACCTCTAATGTTCAGACTTGTGTTTAGTAGCATCGGGCAACCAGTTGCAGAATACCAAGCTTCTAGCAATTCTCTAAATTTCATATTATTGCGATTAGTAACAGTCTGCACTCTACTTGTGCCATCTGCGTGACATATACCAGGGAATGCTTTTTGATCTTTGCATTTGAATACAAATTGCATGTAAGGGCTTTGTTTATTCATATCAAAATATTTGCTTGCGTGTTCAGCTAGTATTGCTGGCGCAAACGGTCTAAAGCCTTGTCGCATTTTTACTGTATTCATTCTATGTTTTGAGTCTACGCCGCGTGGGTCGCATAACAGACTTCTGTTACCTAAAGCTCTAGGTCCGAATTCTGCTCGACCATTTGCTACACCAACAACTTCACCGCGATGCAAACATTTAACTATCGCATCAATATCTAATTCTCTGTCTATGTCTGTACCGAGATATGGTCCGTCCCACTCTAGCTTTTGTTCAAGTAATGCTGCACAAGCACCTATTGAATTACCAGCATCGCCTGGGTTTGGTATTATGTGAATGTTTGGGTATATCTTTGCAAGTAAACTATTGGCTACACAGTTTAGTGCGACCCCACCCATAAACACCAAATTATCTGATTTAAGTTTGTATTTCATCCATCTAGCCGTGCATGTAAGATAATGTTCGACTATGAATTGTGCGGATGATGCAATGTCAAAATTATTAGCAGTCTTACCTTCTTCCCACCAAAGACACCCTTTATGTAAATTGTGCTTTAGTTTGACAAACGGCGGTCGCACACCATCAAAAAATGTTTTCAACATCTTATCAACAAGAATTGGTCGACCGTATGCAGCCATACCCATGAGAATGTATTCTTCCTCATTAGGTTTCAGACCAACATATTGTGTCATTGCTGAATAGAAAAGACCGATACTGTTTGGGTACGAGCAACCCATAATTTTCTTTAGTTTGTTGCCGCTTGCTTCCCATATCGATACTGTTGACCATTCACCTATTGAATCTACTACAAGTATGGATGCATCATCAAACTTAGAAGTAAAATATCCTGCGGCTGCATGACTTTTATGATGACCGACATACTCATGCTTAATGTGGCTTAAGCCAACAGATGCGAGAATGTCTTTGTAATTTGAAAGTATCGGGCGCTCACCTGAAAATATCTTTCTTGTAGATTTAAGAAACGGTCTGTCAGAAAAGACTATTGTTTTTGGTGTGCCATATGAAAGCATCTCATCAACCATTTGACGATTGATAGTGCTGTCATTCTTTATTCTAGAATATCGTTCGGAGTGTGCAGCCCAGAGTATTTTACCCCGATCAATCAAGGCCATGCTGGCATCGTGATTATCTGCATTTATACCAAGAAGCATGTTAGTAGATAAACGGGTCTTGCTTTTTTAACTGCTTAATGCGTCTCTTGACTTTCCACTGATAGATTAGTAATTTAATAAATCTTATAATTATCATTACCACCACCCATTATTTGTTTATCATATAACCCACCACCTTCAGGATAATTTTTTATTATTTCCGATAAAGCTAAAGCTAATCTATTATTATCTTCAGGGGTTAAGTGATTGTCCCATTTATTTCTATTATCATTCGGCGTAATATATCTGGTCAATGGGTCTTTAACTGTAAGACCCGCTTTGAATAAATGCATTTTACCTTCGGGAGGGAACCCAAACAAATGAACAACTTTTTCTATATTATGATATGCTAGAGTATAATCAAGCTCATGATACCATTGCTGTTGTGCCCATAGATGAAAATTCTTTGAATATAGATGCGTATAATATGAAGTGGCTGCTTTATAGATTGTATTGTCAATAGTATATTGAGCCCTCTTTGCAGCAGTAAATGCGCCATTTACAGTTATTGGCGTATCATTATCATTTGGTATTCTACTATAATCTGTGTGACATATTATTATCAATTTTGGGATTGATAATTTTAATTCCGCAAATAGTCTTTTTCTTACCGTCCACCACGCACAACCAGAATAGCCCTTACCTCGAGGCATACTTTTATCATCATTTGTTAATTCTGAGTATAATAGCTTCGGCCAATGATCATAATTTGAACGTTCGGCACACCAACTATCACCAACTATCACTATATCATTATGACTATACACAATCTATTCCCCGTTGCCGTTACCGTCACCACCTTTTGATGAGCTGCTTTTGCCGGCGGGCACATACTTACCAAGAGCCTTGTAATAAACTCTATCACCATCTTTAATAAATTTCTTGAACCCGACTCGCTTACGACGAAGCATAGCCATCGGAGGTCGACCAGGTTCGCCCTTAGGGCCCACACCGACGCCAGCTATATTACCACCGCCGACTGCATTAACTGGTGCATCCTCTTCCATTAGATTCTCCTCAGCACCATGACTATAAGAGGGTCCATAGCTATATCAGACCCTATGATAGTCTCGTTTTTCTTACCTATACCTTCTATTCGCTCAGGCCAGTAGCCCATGAGAACTAGAAACGGTTTTAGATATTGAAGCTGGTCTCGCATTTTGAATACCAGCATTTTTGTCATAGCATCGCGCTCGAATACATTATAGAGAGCTATGAGATGATTTAGTATGTACCTATCTTTAAGCTCACCAGTCTTTACATACCGACTCATTAGTCTCTGTAAATTTCGTATGCGGCCAAGGTCTTCGTAGAATTCAGCCTCATCTATACAGGCAGGATTCTCATAGTGCTTGGCCGCATACAATACGAAATTGCTATCATCTATAATATTCATGTTATTAGAAGGTCGATAGAGCTACCCTTTTCAATGTAGTCGCATTCACGGCGATATAAAGATGCGTGTTAGTAAAGAAGGCTTGACCTGTTCTATACCCAGCAGTCGTAGCATTATTTGAAGCGGGCGTCGAACGAAGTGTAGTGATAAAGTTATTAACTCTAAGTAGACCATTCGATGTGATATTCACATTCGATGTGACAACCGTATTAGAGCAAGTGACTGTCGCATTACCCTTGATAGTAACGCGAGAATTGAATACAGTATTAGAGGGTACCGCACCGAAGAAATTCTTTACAGTCATATTCTTCGATGTCGGTACACCATTCGGGTCATCTATCACAAGCAGCAGGTCCTCGGAGGCCGTAGCCCCCAAGGATGATAGCTGACTTACCTTTTTATCGGCCATTCTATTACTCCTACCTATTAGCCGCCAGTTGTGGCGGAACGAACAGTGAATGTGCCGAAGTTATTTGACACAGAACCTGTAAGAACTGTATTGGCCAGGTCAGCGCCACTCGTACCAAGAACCGAGCTAATCAGGTTTGCAGTAAATGCACCACCAGATGCGCTAGAAAATGCTAGTGTATTAGCATTGACCTTATATGTACCAGCAACAGCAGGGACGAAACGGAATACCAGCGTATTATTCGCATTGATAATGTCCGTGCGTGATGTTGTTGATCTTGCATTCGCAGTCGCAATTAGTGTATTACCACCAACGGTATTTGCGAGACGCAGACGAATGAAGCCTGAGCCGCCGCGGTGACGAACCGGTTCATTGAATACGACATATAGATTGGCCGTAGCATTACGCTGAAGCGCGCGACCACCAGTTGAATTTGATGAGATATAAATCTGCGAAATCTCAGCAAATCCAAGATGCGCGACGTTTGCATAACCGTCGCCTAGAATACCTGGATTGGCCGAAACCAGAATCTCATCACGCTGGCTGTTTGCACCATCCTTTGTGACATTAGTGCGACGAACCCAACCCTCGCGGGTTGCGATGACATTGCGCTTCCATGCTTCTCTACCGTCGGTAGCACCACCGAATGGTTGCTGACCGTATTTAATACCAGCCTGTGTATTTGCACCAGACTGAGCGCCCGTAGGCTCCTTACCAAAACCCCATAATGGCATTTGCGTTTTCCTTCCGCTTTTCGTTGTTACTACTCGGCATAATATAAATTACTGGCTATTTAGACTTTTTTGTTGATGACTTTGCAATAGTTTCGCGCGCTTTCTTGGTTAGTGCCTTTAGACGCGATCTAGCAGGTTGCTTTGCCGGATCAATTTTCTTAAAAGGACCAGCAAAGGGTGGTTTATCAGTTGTTACAGCTTCTGAGGAGGGCACACAATTAGGTACCTCCTTACCATTCTTCATCTTCATACCGATTGCCGTATACCCAGACCAGCAAGCTTCCTTTAGCTCTGACTCCATATAATCGCGCGCAGTTAGAACATAGTCCTGAGCAAGCGTGATTTTGAGTTGGACCCACTCGGGTAGGTCCGACTCAGGCTTCAACATGCTCATTAGCTTCTCAGCATTAGCCACAATTGACTTTAGCTGACTAATGGCCATGTCACCTTCATAACCATATTCGCGTGGATCCTTAGCCATATTACTTACCCTCAGGTAGATTTGGCTTCTTGTGTCTACCAAGGCGCATCTTAATCTCTGCCTTCTTGGGCTCCACATCCTGCTTGTTTATCTTGCCAGCCTTTGTTATGCGAGGTGAGCTGGCACGCTTCAATGCGTCGCTGCCTAAAGAATGACCACGTCTTGGGAAATGGCTATCGGGAACACCCTGGAGTTGCTTTGCAAACTTAGCACCATGCTCCTTCTCGGCTCTCTTGGCAATTCTATCTGTATTACCGGAACCATAGCTAGGATCAGATGCCTTGCGCATTAGATCAACATACTTCTTCTTTTCTAGCTCATCGAGATGAACACCCTCACCCCAATGGGTTCTGCGAGCAGAACGCTCAGCATCACTAGCAGCCTTAGCGCCGTGCTTCTTCTTTATCATGCGGCTGACATTATCAGCTTGCTTATCAGCATTCTTAGGATTTTCTTTATTACCGCGGTTATAGTCAGCTTCAGGGTCTCTTAACTGTGTTAAAGCAGATTTAGCTGTCTTGAGCGAAATTTCGTCCATCTGCTCAATTTCTTCCTTGGCCATCTTCGTCGCAGTAGCATACATCACTTCCTTAGCACGCTCACCATAACGCTGCTTGAAGCCACCCATCTTCTTCTTCATTGATAGAACATACTTTTCTTTCTTCTCAGCTTCAGCGCCAGTTAGCTTGCGCTCATCGACATTCTCAACTTCTTCGGGCAACTTACCTTTAGGACCAAAACCTATGCCGCCTCTATATTTCAATTTACTTACAGATTTTCTAGAACCAAGTTTGGCATAAGTGTCTTTAGTAATTTTGCCTGTAGCTTTATGTGCAGGAACATTTGGCAGTTTTGATGAACCATATACAGCTTTTGCGCCTTCATCATCATCGGGGTCTCTCATTGGGTTTGACTTCCAGGATTTACCTTCTGGACCCTTGCGCCACTTAGCAGCTTCACCAACCTGCTCGACCTCTTCCTTTGTAGTTTTTTGAGAGGCACGAACACCTTTTCGAAAAGTCATATCAAACCCAGCCATGCGCTTACGGAGTGTATTCTGTTCTTTATCATCTAGACCATCATGATCATCGGGGTCATCCATCATCTTTTTGCCAATTTTTTTCAGCTGTTTATTGGCTTTGTCAGTATAAGACTTTACCGTTGACTGCTTTAATTCAGCAACCTGTTTGCCTTCCTTTAGCTTCGGCTCAATCTCGACCTTCTCCTTGCGAGTGCCGACGATCACACCCATGCGGTCACCGCTGTTTTCCTTCTTCAGAACACCGCGGCCGACCAGCACGTCCTTGTGCGTAATCTTGTCCTTAGGGTGTGCAAGCTTTGCAAGCGCCTTCTCCTTTGGTGTCTCAGGGGTTGTGTGATTCTTTTCCATAATACCCTTGATAGTATCAAGTAGAGAATCCGAAGATCCCATCTTACGATTATTAAACATTTTACTCTCCTTCTTGTTAACGAGTGATTTCTTCCCAGTCCATGGATCCATAGACCAATTCGGTGTTTGTGGAAGCTGATACCTCTAGAGTAAGTGGGCTGGGTGTACCTGTTAGTCCGTTGCGCTCTAATTGAAACTTAAAGAGTGCTTCTCTTAGGATGTCGATGGATGTACTGCTCTGTGTTGTAGAGGTGAAGAATCCACTGGCTAGAATTCTTCCACCTGAAACGGCTGTGCCGGCGAGCGTGTACTCAATCGCAGATTCTGTACCTGCATCAGCCCATGACCCAGTTGTTACAGTAGCGCCTGATGTCACTCTCCATGCGTAGACACCTGTGCCAGTACCCATTAGTGATATGGCGGTGGGGATGACGATAGCATCAAGGGCTGTAGATTTGAGTCTTATGGATACGACGGGGTAGTAAGTACCAGCTGTCGTTAATGTCTTTGGTGCTGTGATAGCTGTACCTACTGCCTGCTGAAGCCCTCTAAGCTCATAGCCACCCTCCGAAATAACGGTGGAACAGACCTGCTTCATTTTGCTAGACGTGGCTGTTGCACCACCGTTGTTCTTGATCTCGTACCTCAGTGGAAGGCTAGCTGTAGTCATGTACGTAGAGTCAATAAGATTAGCGTGATGGAATGAGTGACAGTGGATTAGCTTGCCGTCAATGACAAATCCACACCTTACAGTCCCTACACCTAACCACTCGATGTCAAAGAATGAAATCTGAGCCTTAGACACGTCAAGAGTGATCTTCGATGGACTTGAAGCTACGTTACCGAGAAGTGTGTCGACATTCCAGTTTTGTTGGGCGACTCGTGTATCGGTAACGACCCCACTTACAAGTGATCTCTCAACGAAGTAGACTGTTGTACCGTCCATCTCCAGATAGATGCCGTTCTGAGCACCAAAATATCCCACTCTCTGTCTTAGGTTAGTCTTGGGTGCATTAAAGACAAAAGTGTTCAGAATCTGTAGAGACTTACCTGGCTGATATGAGAACACCTTGTTAGTCTCACGAACAATCTCTGCATTAGATGTGGTAGGTAGATTCAACTCGATCAGACCAGCGTTGGGATTGAATGTGTATGTAGTGCCTGCTGTATTAGATGTGTGCCATAGCCCGTTGTCTTTATAGCGATGAGAGGAATCAAACAAGGTAAAGGGTAATGCTATTCTAGAACGACCAAATGCATCGACTGCCATACCGCTTGGATTTGCAGCAACAACACCAGTTATCGTAACAGGGTTAATGGTGGGTACAGGAACAGGATTTGTATTTGAATACAAATGACCATCAGTAGATGCACCCATCACGACCTCAAAGATCGTGTTGCAATTATTCAGATATCTACCTTCATCTGTCCTAAACTGTGCCATTTACCAAGCCTTGCAAGACCAGTAGCGTGCTTTCCAGCGCGGGCCTGGATTATCGCAGTTATGACGTGCGCGGAAATTACGACGACGACCTGGAATGTTCTTTTTGATCGTCATGTTGGGATCACCGAAGCGCACCAGAACTACATTACCAGAGCCGTTTGTCGTATAGACAGCAGACTTCTTCGGACCACCAGGTGTGCGGAATGGCTTATTCAGAGTCACCTTGCGTCCTTGATATTCAGCTTCGGTGATCTCCAGCTCCTCTTCGACATCATCGCACTGGCAGTTGCCGCCGCAACCACAGCCTGCGTCATCTTCCTCTTCGACTGAAGGATGATCAGCGTAACCAAATTGTGCGCGAATGCCTAGCTGCTGAGCTGTCGGTGCATCCATGATCCCAGGAGTGAAATCTTCGGATAGCTCTTTCTGCTCACGAATACCAGCTAGTGCCTTGCGAACATCCTTGTACGTCTGTGGTGATTTACCTGGGTCCTTAGCTTCCTGAGTCTCCCACGGTACAGGCGCAAGATAGCGCATATCTTGTTTAGATTCATTTTGACCAGGCGTATCTTTCTTATAGATGCTTACAACTGAGTCTGTCCCAGTCTCACGATGACGCGGGTTTGGGTCACCCTCTACGCGAACTCGCTTGTGAACCTTGCGATAGACTATGCGACCGTCTGGTAGCTTCTCTTTCTTATACTCAAAGTCAGCCGAGCGAACAATCTGACCAAATGCTTCATTGACAGACTCCTTGCGAACTCTAGAAGCTAGATCCTTGTCGGCACCACCCCAGGTACCCTTACCCTTCGTGATAAACGAATTGACGCGCGCATATGCCCACTGTTGCTGATTTGCACCAGGGCGATGACCCGTCTTCCATGCAGCCATACCACGATTATAAACCTGACGAAGAATGCCAACCGGGATACCAGACTTCTCGGCCTTCTTAGCGAGACCTTCGGCTGCTGCCTCATCAACAGACTTCTTTTGCATCTTGCGACGCAGGTCTTGAACCTTCATTGCTTCGCGCTCCCTATCGTGCTTTCTATCTAGAGTCTCTTTTTCTCTACGTTGTTTATCCGCCACTAGCTTTGATGGCATGTCTGCTGATTCAAGATCATAGCGTGATGTTGGTACTGCGTGACCTAATGGCTGCACAGTTGGGTCCAACTGAAATGGTACTACATTCTTGAATAGATTTCTATAGCCTGCGGCCTCTGAGAATTCTTCGAACTTCTTATTGTAAGATGCAGACAGATATGAATATCTGACAGGCAGCTCAGGTGGATTGAACTGCACATCATTTGCATTGTAATTGTCACCAAATTGCTTGCGATACTTCAGAGTATGCACGCTAGTCTTTGTCTTTTTGTTATCACCAGGTGCCGACTTATATGCGCTCGGGTCGCTATCAGACATCTTTGTCTGTCTGTTGAATTGTGC